TCTCGGGCCTCCGAACCAATCTAGAATCTAGATAAAATCGGTTAAATTGGAGTGTCTTCTTTAAAAGGAAGTCTTCTATTTGAGATATTTTTAATTGATTAGTTTAAGAGCTTCAATAACGTTATTGAACTTAAACGGGTAGTACCTTTTAACCTGCCGTCCCTCTAACGAGGAACAGCGGAAAATGAACTACGCATCATTAATAGCCTTTTTCGTATATACGAAGCTTTCTTAACGATACTATATTTAATAGGAAACCTCTTGGGTTAGAGATAAAGATAAAACTTTACCGTCTGACCGTGAGGATCCTTTCATAAATATGTAGGTTAATGGGCAACATATAATAGAACCAAGCGCCGTCTCACTATGGACTGAGGTGAAAACCTAATTGTATACTGAAATTTACAATTAACAGTTCCCAGGTCAGGGTAGCCAATGAAAATATTATATTAGTATATATTACCTTCAATGGTTCGATTCCAAAGGAAGAAGACACTACGGTGTATATATATAAATTAAATGAAAAATAAATCAAATCTATTTTCCAACTTAAAGTTATATAAAACTATTTATGAAGCGGGCTCATTGGTTTCACTTTCAAATGAAAAACATTTGAAGGTAGTTTTAAAGGAGATAGGTATGCGTTTCGTATACTTATCTTTCTCTAGAACTACAGATATTAACCGAATTAGATCTTTACATAACTTTGCGATGTACCTTATTAAGTTAAGGAAACATCACGGAGATATGTATGTTATCAAATTTCTTAAAGCTTCACAATTGGCAATTCAGAAGAAGATTGCGGGTTCACCTTTCTCTAGTTTAAGAGAGATTGAACCCGATCTTCCATTGCCCCGACTCACTGCTTCTGGTCTACCATTAATCATAAAATTAAGTGATAGAGCAGCGATAGTGAGGGGATCCCTTACAGTTATTCGATATTGGCTCTCCTTGATGTCTCTTTACAGAGTACTAAAAGGTGAGTTTAAACCAAAATTAAATACTATAACTGATCCTTTCTCGGGTGATCTACATGCTGTGAACGATTTCCAACAGTTCCTTTGATTAAATTCAAAAAGATTGTTGACAAGTTTTTCAGAACATTTTGATCTTACTAAGTTAGAGGCCAGATGAATAGTTAATATTCAGAAGGCTTCCCCTAGTAGCGATGCTAGTTGAAAAGGATTATTTCACGATATGAAGAATCTAGATGTATATCTAGGTTCAACAATTCGTAAGTATCTCCTTCTAACTAATTCTACGAGACTGCTGAAACTTTACGAAGATGCACAAAAGTCGCAAGTAAATGAATTTACAGGTTTAAAACCTGGAAGACATTTAGGACAACTTTCTTTTAAGGAAGAAGCGGCTGGAAAGCTGAGAGTATTTGCTATGGTTGATGTTTTTACACAATCTATGCTTAAACCCTTACATGATTTCTTATTCGATATTTTTAAAAAATTACCGAATGATGGAACTCATGATCAGAGTAAAGCTTTCGATCTAGCGGTGAAGTTGAGTGAAAAGTACAAGGCGTCTTATGGTTTCGATTTATCGAGTGCCACTGACCGCCTCCCTGTATTAGTTCAATCAAAATTTTTATCAATAATCTTTGGTAATAATTTTGGTGAACTGTGACAGACATTACTTGTTAGTAGACCATATGTCATTTTAAAAAATGATTATGGCTTAAAACAGGAAAATGTTTACTATTCTGTAGGGCAACCTATGGGAGCCTTATCTTCATGAGCTATGTTAAATATTATACATCATATGATGGTACAGTACTGCTATTGTCAGTGCTATGGTTACAATAAACCATGGTATTCTGACTATGTAGTACTAGGGGACGATTTAGTTCTCTTTGATGCCAAAGTTGCTGAAAAGTATTTAATGCTTTGTGATGGGCTTGGAGTGAGTATTAACTTAACGAAAAGCGTAATTGCAAAGGATAGACCAGTAGTGGAATTTGCTAAGAGGACCGCATATTTTGGTCACGATGTCTCAGCTCTCTCATTCAAAGAATTTATTAGTAATAATAACTTCTTTGGAAGATTGAGTATAAGTTCTAAACTTATTGAGAGAAAATGAGGTAAGAATTTAGTTAATATTTTCTTATTCGCAAATTCTCAGCATAAGTTTAAACTGAGACTATCTTACCCAATTATAGGTTACTTGGCGCAACTAGTGAATAAAGGCTTATTATCCTTTGAAAGACTTTTAAGTCTTTTATTGGATGCAAATAAACCATTAAGCTATTTCGGGCGTCGGATCCAGGCTTTTGATAAACAACGTGCTAAAAACATGTTCTTTGACATAATCCGTGGGTCTGATTACCCCTTAATTAGCGATATGGCTAATTTGTGATTTACAGCAAGAAAGAGTATAAATTATAAATTATACTTGATTGAGCAGATTAATAAGCTAAAACCCAAACTAAATAGTAATGACGTTATGGTAGAATCGTTTGATAGAATATCCAAAATATTCAATCAGCCCGATCCTGCTATAGCGACTCACTATATAGAGGGAGTTTCGGAACAATTTCTTTTAGGTTTAATCGAATTCGATAATAAATCTAGATGATTCTCGTTCCCAAACTTTATAAACACTCCATCTTTTGATCGATTAACGATTGAAGAATTGTTAAAGATTCTTCAAATCGGACAAAATTTATTAGTTTTAATAAATTTTGATCGACAGAAGGTAGAGAGGCGTAAAGTTATAGATAACGACCTGAAGATATTGGAGTTCATTAGAAATAGTAATAATTCTATGATTGATAAAAAGGTAAGAGAAGCCAATAAAATGGCTCTTCCTACTAATATCTTTCCAATGTTTCTTTTAGGGAAGAATAAGGCGAGCAATCCGGATGATTTTTAGATCACCTGGATGTTAATGCGTAATACCAACGAGACTGGTCCATAATTATAGTAAAATATAATTCTAAAGGGGACT